CATGCTGCAGAGGAAACCAGCGCGCGTCAGAAAATACTTTGAGAACGAATACATTGCTTATGCGGCTTAGCAGATATTGTCAGTTGCCGGGTTAATAATGGCGATATGGTTAAAAAACTGTCTAGCTCGACGGGAGGGGACTCGAACCGGAAGAAACTGCGAAAAAAGTCGCTGGAGGTTTTTTCATCCGCCTGGAACTACAAGGTGGATGGTTTTTCGGCAGACAGTGGTGGTGTTATTAATGGCCATATGCTTTGTGTTGCCACCATGAAAGTTTCTTACCAGACTGCTAATTATGGAAACGTTGTAGTATCAGAACCAGCCGTTTTTGACATTTGGTCAGATGGCCAAAAGCATTTTGTTGAGCTGCAAAATTCGTATGTTTCTGATTATATTGCTGACCTCGCAGCGGCGTTGAAGCATTGAAAATTGAGTTTGTAGCCCGTAGGGTGAAATAAGCGTTGCGCCATCAAGGCTAGTTACGGCGCAATACCCTCCGGTTACACCCCAAGGGAAGTTCCCCTTTGGGGATTGCGCCCCACGCACCTGCGCACCTTCACCGCTGTTATCCAGATAACCCGATAATTCGCTACTCCGTTGGCCGCGCCGCTGCGTCCCGCACGCGGCGGTTTCGCCATGGGTGCCATTGCCCTGTTTTCCGCTACACCCGCACTAAAAATTCCGTACACCGCAACCCTCAATTTTTACACAAGCAGGCTCCCTGATGACCAACCCTATCCTGTTCCTGTTGAACCCGGCGACGGGGGCGCGCTTTGAGTTTGCCGGCAACGAGGTGCCGGAGCATATCGCCTATGGCGGCACGCAAACGCTGGCGGTGCATGAGCTGATCGGCGGTGGCCGCCTGGTGGATGTGCTGGGGCCGCAGCCGAAAGACATGGAGTGGTCGGGCTGGTTCCTGGGGGCGGGCGCTTTTGCGCGGGCGCAGCAACTGGATGCGCTGCGCGAGGCGGGCACGCCGCTGATACTGTGCCTGCATAAGCTGAATTACGCGGTGCTGATCCAGAGCTTTACCGCTGATTTCCAGCTGCAATACAAAATTCCCTATTCGCTCACGCTCACGGTAACGCAAGACAATCAGTACGCGCCGCCGGTAAATACACCCGGCAGCGCCACGCAGATTGGCATGGACGCGGTGCTGATGCCGCAGCTGACGACGGTGGCCTGCGCGAGCACGGCGGCGAGCCTGCCGGCGCAGACGGCGGTGGTGCAGCAGAAGGCGTCGGCCTTGCAGTCGGTGCTGGCGGGGTTTGGCAGTGCATCGAACGCGGTGAGTGGTTTTGCCAATATGAGCAGCAGTGAGGTGAATACGATCCTGACGCCGCTGAGTGCCTTGCGCCAGGCGGGCCAGCAATTGCTGGCGGAGGTGGAGAACACGGCGCAGTACGTGAGCACGCTGGGCGGCGTTGTGCCAAACAATCCGGTGGCGCGCAATGCGGCGGCCATCAGCAGCAGCATCAATATGCTCAATGCCTCATCGCAACTGGTGCAGCTGGACGCGGTGCTGGGGCGGCTGGGCAATAATGTGGCGGCGGTGCCGGCGAGCAGCCAGACGGTGACGGTGAGCGGCGGCAATCTGTATACGGTGGCGCAGCAGCAATACGGCGATGCCACGGCGTGGACGACGATTGCGGCAGCTAATGGCCTGAGCGATCCGGAAATTACGGGCATCATGACGCTGAAGATTCCGCCGGCGCCGGACAAAAGCGGGGGTGTGCTCTATGGCTAACGGGCTGGGTCCGCTGCGGGCGGATGGCGGTGGTTTTTCGGTGGCGGCGCAAACTGGCGCAGCGGCGGCCGTGGGCGGCGTGCGCCAGCCGGTGTGCCAGGTGCTGCTGAATGGCGCCAGCAGCCTGGCGCTGGCGGGATTGGCGCTGCCGGTGAGCACGAACATGAGCGTGCCGCTGACGGGCGTGCTTGAGGCGGAGGTGATCAACAATAATTATTACAGCGCGGATACCTTCCGCGTGGTGCTGGCGTTGAAGCAGGCGCCGCCCTGGTTTGATATTGACATGCTGAGCACGCAGAGCATCATTCCGCTGGAAATCATCATGGGGCCGAACCCCAACGATACGCTGAGCCTGATCAAGGGCGTGGTGGATGATTTTGACTATGATCCGCTGGACGACACGGTGGAGCTGCGCGGGCGCGACTATACGCGCTATTTCATTGACACCAAGTCGACGCAGAAATGGACGAACCAGACGGCCTCGCAGATTGCTGCGGTGCTGGCGCAAGGCCACGGGCTGGATACCTCGCTGATTACGCCGACGACTCAAGGCATTGGCGGGGCGGTGTACGATTACCAGTCGAAGGTGGGCGATGGCCGCACGGAGTGGGATGTGCTGACCTGGCTGACGGGCCAGACGGTGGACGCCGACGGCAACAGTTTTGTGGTGTATGTGACGGGTAACAGCCTGTATTTCGGCCCGCGCCCGACGGAGGTGGATTACGCGATTACGCTGAAACGCGCCACCACGCCGGACGGCAGGTTTTATATGCCGCCAGCGCAGGAGCAGGCGATACCGGGGCCGCTGGTGGGGCTGATGCCGGTGCAGGGGCCGGCCTGGGGTGGCATCAGCATCAAATTGAGCCGCAATATTTCGGTGCTGCGCAATGTGGTGGTGCAAATGCTGAGTGCGCAAACGAGCCGGCATGTGACGCTGACGGCGACTTGGCCTGATGTGCCCGTCACCAGTGACATGCAGCTGTATTCGTTCAAGATGTCTCCAGATATACCGCAGGATTCCTTGCAGCAGCAGGCGCGGGCGCGCCAGCAGGATATTTCACGGCACGAGCTGCGCCTGTCGTTCACCCTGCCCGGCGACAGCGTGCTGAAGCAGAGCAGCATGCTGCAGGTGAGGGGCCTGGGCAAAGCATTCGGCCAGAGCTATTTCGTGCAGAGCGTGACGCGGCATTTCTCGCCGGGCCGGGGCTATGTGATGGAGGGCGTGGCGCAGAACCGGGCGCTGGTGGATGGGGCGTGAGGGGCATCCACGCTACGGGAGAGCCAGGCCAACGTGTGGTAGTGGGCTGCACTCGCTCTACGGCATCGGCACAGGTGGTGAAAGTTTATGTGTCCCCTCTCCCTTCGGGAGAGGGGTGAGGGACCGAGCCTTCTGATTAGCAACGGAGAGTGATTTGAAGCCAGACCGGATGTGGAGGTTTGGCTTTTTCTGTTATTGCCAGCGTCAATTTTTCGGGAGCATCGCCCGCTTTCCAGGAAAAAGGTAATTGGCCAGCTCCCGTTGAATATTTGGAGCGCGGTCCCTCACCTCTGCCCCTCTCCCGGAGGGAGAGGGGACTGCTTCTTTTTCACTGGCGGTGCCGCTGCCGTAGGGCGGATGCAAGCCGCCATTTTCTTGAATATCACCCCGCCCCTCGGCGGTTTTCAACCGCTCCACATTTCCTACAGGATTTCCTCATGCATATCGACGGCCTGCTGCAACTCATGCGGCGCGAGGCGCTGAAGGTCATGGGCGAGCATCGCACGGCGAGCCTGGCCTACGTTAAAAGTTATGACCCGAATACCTACACCGCGAAGGTGATCCTGCAACCCTGGGGAATCGAGTCGGGCTGGCTGCCCATCGGGGCGCTGGCGGTGGGCGATGGCTGGGGCATTTATGCGCCACCTTCGGCGGGCACGGCGGCGAGGCCGGGCGACCAGGTAACGGTGGTTTACGTGGACGGCGAGCCGGCTTTTATTTCGCACCGCATTTTTTTTGGCGGCGATCCGCTGACGGTGCCAAGCGGGGAAGTCTGGGTGGTGCACGAGTCGGGCAGCTTTATCAAGCTGACCAATGACGGTGCGCTGGCGCTGGCCGACGCCAATAACAATACGGTGGTGCTGAACACGTCCGGCGTCACCATTACCGGGCCGGCGGCGATCAATATTGTGAGTACGGCAGCAGTGAATGTGCAGGCGCCGACACTGACGGTCAGTGGAAACCTGACGGTGGCCGGCAATATTACGGCGGCGAATATTGCGGTGAGTGGCGCGGCAACCGGCGGGTTGGCCGTGGAGGGTGGTTTGAGCGTGGCGGGCGCTACGGCAATGACCGGCGCGCTGGCCGTGAGTGGTGCGGTAACAATCGGCACCGAGGCGGCGCCTGGCAACCTGATTGTGAACGGTACCATCAGCGACAGCAGCGGCAGCGTGGGGACACTATGAGTACTCTTCTCGATATCAACCACAACATCGGCGGCGACGTGCAGGTGACGGCGCAGGGCGATCTTGCGCTGGCGGGCGGCCTGCTGCGCCGGCAGCAGCGGATTTTGCGCCGGCTGCTGACCAATCCCGGCGATTATTTGTGGCACCCGGACTATGGCGCGGGCCTCAAGCAGTTTGTGGGCAGCACCAGCAGCACGGCGCAAATTGTCGGTGTCATCCAGGCGCAGCTGGCGCTGGAGGCGGGTGTGGGCAGTATGTCGGTGAGCGTGCAGCCGCTGCTGAACGGGCTCACTGTCAGCATCAATTACACCGATACGGAAACGAATCAGCCCACGGTCCTGAGCTTTGAGGTGAATCAGTAATGGCAGTCACGACGCAGACATTTACGACGCTGGTGGAAAATATTGTAACAACGGTGCAGGGCCGGGCGGCGGCGCTGGTGGACACGACCATAGGCTCGGTGCTGCGGGCGCTGCTGGAGGCGTTTGCGGCGCAGCTACTGTGGTTGCAGGCGCAGTTGCTGACGCTGCTGGCGACCACGCGGGCGAGCACCAGCACGGGCAGCGATCTCGACAGCTGGATGGCGGATTATGGCCTGGCCCGGCTGCCGGCCGCAGCGGCCACGGGCAACGCGCTGTTTGCGCGCTACACCGCGACGGCGCCGGCCTTTATCGCGGTGACGGGCACGCAGAATGCCGATGGTTCGGTGAGCGGCACGGCGGTGGTGCAAACGCAGGATGGCGCGGTGCAATACGCGGTGCTGGCTGATACGACCAATGCCAATTTCAATGTGGCGCTGAATCAATACACGCTGGCGGCAGGCACGGCGAGTATTCCGGTGCTGATCGGCGCGCTGGCGGCGGGCGTGGCGGGCAATGCGGGGGCGGGCCAGATCAACACGCTGGCGACGGCGCTGCCGGGCATCGACACGGTCGGCAATACGCTGGCGTTTGTGAACGGTCTTGATGCGGAGGCCGATGCGGCCTTTCGTATCCGCTTTCAGCAATACCTGGCCAGCCTGAACAAAGCCACGCTGACGGCGGTGACGGAGGCGGTGGAAAGCGTGAAAGACGGCGCCAGCTGCGATGTGGTGGAAGGCATTGACTACAGCACCGGCAACCCGCGCCCGGGCTATTTTTATGTGGTGGCCGACGACGGCAGCGGCCATCCGGGCTCGACGTTTCTTGAGAGTGTTTTCAGCGCAGTCGAGGCGGTGCGGCCGCTCACCACGGTGTTTGAAGTGCAGGGGCCGACGCTGGCCGTGGCCAATATCACCCTGACCCTGCAGCTGGCCAGCGGCTATGACCCGGTGGCGACGCCGGCGGCGGTGGAGGCGGCGCTGACGGCCTTTGTGGCGGCGCTGCCGCTGGGCGCGGGCCTGCCTTTTAGCCGGCTGGCGCAAATTGCCTATGACGCGAGCGGTGGCATTGAAAATGTCACCGGCATCCTGCTGAACGGCAGCACGGTGGATATGGCGGCGGCGCCCAAGCAGAGCGTCAAACCGGGCACCATTACCGCGACGGTGGCGTAAATGACAGGCGATATCGACGATTGCTACGGGCGGCTGCTGAACGCGCTGCCCACCAACTGGTTCACGGGGCCGGTTATTACGGCGCTGCTGTATGGTGCGGCCTGGGGCCTGAGTTTTTGTTACGGGCTGCTGGCCTGTATTGCGCTGCAAACGCGCATTGCCACGGCGAGCGACGGCAACCTGGACATGATTGCCGGCGATTTTTTCGGCATGTCCTTGCCGCGTAGCCTGAATGAGTCCGACAGCAGCTACCGGGCGCGCATTCAGGTGCAAATGTTTCGCCAGCGTGCCACCCGCCCGGCGCTGCTGGCGATGCTGACGCAGCTGACCGGCAACGTGCCGACGATTATCGAGCCCGCACGACCCGCCGATTGCGGTGGCTACGGCCTGCCGGTAATGGGCTACGGCGCGGCCGGGCGCTACGGCTCGCTGCTCTGCCCCTGGCAGGCCTTTGTGGAGGTGTATCGCCCGCGCAGCATTGGCGTGCTGAATGTGCCGGGCTATGCCTGTGCGCAGAGCGGCTACGGCGTGGCCGGCTGCTATGTGGCGGCGGGCAGCCTGATCAACGTGAGCGATGAGAATATTTTTGCGGCGGTGGAGTCGGTGCGGCCTTTGGCGACAAGGGTGTGGGTGCGGCTGGTGGATGCGTAGGCGGCTGGATGCGGATTGCCGTTGCGTTGGCTATAACGCGGCCCGCCGCGTTCCCGACTTAGGGTGTAAATCACTGATTATTTTTATTTCCCTCAAACCCGCCCTGTGCGGGTTTTTTCTTTGGAGCCTGTATGAATCGTCATCTTGTTTATCCCGGACAAATTCCGCTGGAAACCGATCTGCTCAATGTGGCAAAGGATGCCTATGTGGGCCAGGCCAAGCTGGCGGAGGCCATGGTGGGCAGCACGCCGGTTCTGGCGGGTTTTGCGGTAACGCCGACCAGCCCGGCCAGCCTGACGGTGCAGATTGCACCGGGGCAGATTTATTTGCCGCAGGAACTGGACCCCAGCGACTACAGCTCGCTGGGCGAGGACACCTCGACCGTGATCAAGCAGGGTCTGGCGCTGACGGCGCAAACGCCGGCGCTGGGCACGTTTGCGGCACCGGGAACGGCGGGGCAGTCGATCAATTACCTGATCCAGGTGGGCTATCAGTCGTCTGATACCGGCCCCACGGTGCTGCCGTATTACAACAGCAGCAGCCCGACCCTGGCCTGGAGCGGCCCGGATAATTCCGGCAGCAGCCAGGCGACAGTTCGCGCCGATCAGGCGATGGTGACGGTACTGGCAGGTGCGGCGGCGACCACGGGCAGCCAGATTACGCCGACGCCGGGCGCGGGCTGCGTGGGCGCTTATGTGGTGACGGTGGCCAATGGCCAGGCCAGCATTACCAGCGGCAATATTTCGGTGTACAGCAACACGTCTTTTATCGGCAACCAACCCGCCGGATTTTCACTGAATGCGCTTGCTCCGCTGGCGAGCCCTGCCTTTACGGGCAACCCGACGGCGCCGACGCAGGCGCCGGGGGACAATAGTGGCAAGTTGGCGAGCACGGCTTTTGTTGCTGCCGGCCTTGCCACGGTGGGGGCAATAACGGGGGAGGTCAAGCTGTGGACTGTCAACTCAGCACCGTCAGGCTATCTGGAGTGTGATGGCTCGGCAATCAGCCGTAGCACCTATGCAACGCTCTTCTCCGTTATCGGGGTAGCGTTCGGGGTGGGCGATGGCACCACCACGTTCAATCTGCCCGATATGCGCGGCATGTTTGCGCGTGGCTGGGACCACGGGGCCGGTGTTGACAGTGGTCGCGCGTTCGGCAGCACCCAGCAAGATGCGCTGCAGGAATTTAGCGGCACATTCAACGCTTCCACGGAGAGTGCGGCAGTTACTGGGGCGTGCAGCGAAACGATTGGCGGTACTTCTGTGAGCTACAGCGTCGGCGGCAACAACTTGTCCAATGTGACCGTGACTATTGACCCCGGTCTAGAGGCCAGGACCGCAACAGAAACACGTCCGAAGAACATCGCCCTTATGTACATCATCAAGACCTGAGCGGAAGTGAACCATGGCAATCCTCCAATCCATCGGTGCCCGGCTCGATATTGTCGTGCGTCAGGGTGTGCAAAGTTCGGTCATCAATGCCGCCGCCACCGACTCGACCGGCGCGGCAATCAACCTGAGCGGCGTGATGCCGGGCGGCACCATTCTCGACAGCCGCAACAATGTGGCCGGCACGCTGAGTGTCGACACCACACAGCTGGCCGCGGGCATTGTGCGCGCCTGGGTGGCCGACACCACCTCGGCTGCACTGGCGCCGGCGCCACTCGGCGCTGCCGCAAGCTACAGCTATTTCATCAACCTGACTTTTCCTGACAGCACCGTACAACCGTTTTTATACGGTACCTTGCGCGTTATTACGGGAGCCGGGTGATGAGCGACATCTGCATCAAGGTCACGGTCGAGCCGGTTTACGACATGACGCTGACAGCCGATTTACCGTTTGATGTAGCCGTTCGGCTGGAGTCCATCCAGGGCATCGGTATTGCGGGTGTGGCCGTCAATGATGAAAGCCATCTGGTGGTGACGCTGAGCAATGGCGCGATCATTGATGCTGGAGAAACCTGGCCGGCAGCGAGCGTAGCGGCGGCTATTGCTGCCGGGGCCGCATTTACGTTCACCCAGGTCGCCCCCGCGCAAAACTGGTATGTGCAGCACAACCTGAACCGGCCTGCGCCGGATGTGAATATTTCGGTGGCTGGCGAGAAGGTATCGGCCGACGTTTCCTACACCGACAACAACAACCTGATTGTCCTGTTCACGACCCCCGTGGCGGGTGTGGCGCAAATCAACTGAGGATGCAGCATGAAATATTTTGAAGTAATGGACATGACCAACGGGCAGATCATCAATCTGCCGAACGCGGTCAACTCGGGCGATGCAATGCCTCTGGCGCAGGTGCAGGCGCTCATCCAGTCGGCGCTGGGCACGCTGGATGCGAAGCCCACTTGCCTCACGGTGTCTACGGCCAACATTACGCTGAGCGGTGCGCAAACCATCAACGGTGTGGGTGTTGCTGCCGGTCAGCGTGTGCTGGTGGCGGGCCAGACGGTGAGCAGCCAGAACGGTACTTACGTTGTTGCCAGCGGCGCCTGGGCACGGGCGAGTGACGACAGTGTGGACGAGATGACGCCGGGCGCTTTTTTCCCGGTGCAGTCAGGAACTGGCGCGACCTATGACGGTACGCTGTGGCAGCTGACGACGCCAGCGCCGATCACCGTTGGCACGACCAGCCTGACGTTCAAGATGCAGTACAACCCGAACAGCACGGTCAACAAGATATCGGGCACCTTCGGGGATGGCGTCAGCAGCAGTTTCACCATCACGCACAACCTGAACAATTCCCGGCCGCATGTGCAGTTCTTTCTGGTCAGCACCGGCGAGCCGATTACCTGCGACTGGACCGTTGCCAGCGTCAACGCGATCACTGTCGGCACTTTCCTGTCTGCTGTGGCGTCGAATGCCATGGCTTATGAAATTGTGGGGTGATCCATGAGGGCTCTGAGTCCAGTCGGGCTTGCATCGGCATCAATTGCGGTTGGTGCAACAACACCAACGCCGAGCGACAGTTTGCCCGCCATTCTGTGGAGTACGCTATACGGCTGCATGATGGTCTGGAATGGCAGTTCCTGGTCTCAGGCAACGTACCCGTCATCTACTTTTGCATCATTGCCCGCTGCTCCGGCAACGGGTACTATTTTCAACGTGACCGACATTGGCACGGGTGCTCTGATGCGGTTCAACGGAATCCTGTGGGTTCCGTATTCCGGCGGCTGGATAAGTTTACAGA